CACTGGCTTGTATGCAACTTGTGGGGCGTCAAATTCAACTCGCGGGCTGATTGCAAACGGTATTTCAAATGATGCGTTTGATACGAACGAGATTAAGTATGTGACCATAGCCACAACTGGAAACTCTTTGGATTTTGGAACATTATCAACAACCGCTTCAAACAATGTAGGTGTGTCAAACTCAACTCGCGCCGTTTTCAATATTAGTGCAAACACTGGATATGTGACGATTGCAACTACAGGTAACACCACAAGTTTTGGTTCTTTAATATCAAACCGTAAATACGCAACTTCGCTTTCTTCCGCCAATGGGGGTACTCAATAATGCCATCATATTCAGGTGTATGGACACTCCCTGCTCAGTACCAAGCCAAGGGGCTGGGTAATTGGCCTAATCAACCGGGGCCGCGTGGTGTTTTTGGTGGAGGCACTACTGGTTCTGCATCAGTAGTCATGGATTACATTGATTTTGCTTCGACTGGGAATGCAACAAGTTTTGGCAGTTTAACGACTGCAACTGCATATACTTCGTCGTGCGCTTCTTCTACGCGAGGTATTTTTACAAGGTCAAGCACTTCTGCCCCGCCACCAGCAACTCCTATTTTGTACATTACCATTGCGACCACTGGCAATACATCTACTTTTGGTGATTTTTCTACAACTTACTCGGATGGTAGTGGTTGTTCTAGCAATACACGCGGTGTTTTTGCTGGCAATTATGGCGGTAATTTTGAAAACATATTGGAATACATCACGATTGCCACTACTGGGAACTCTACGGACTTCGGTGACTTGCCGGGGGTAAATGGCGGTGGCTCTTCATCTTGCTCATCCCCTACTCGTGGTATTTTTGCGGGTGGTGGCAATCCACTTATCAACAACATCAGTTACATCACAATTGCCTCCGCTGGAAATGCAACTGATTTTGGTGATTTGGTTGTTATAAATGAAGGTACAACTGCCTGCTCCAATACCACTAGAGGTTTAATGGCGGGTGGCTATACAACCGCTGGCGTGGCTCAATGCACAATTCAATACATCACAATTGCAACCACGGGTAATGCTACATCTTTTGGCAATCTTGCTGTTGCCACATATAGACAAGCCGCCGCCGCTGGTGGCGATAGAGGAACATTTGCTGGTGGTAATACAGGCTCATATGTGAACACAATTTCTTATGTAGACATTACAACCACTGGAAACGCCGCATCTTTTGGTCAACTTACAGTAGCCCGTGGTTATTTTAGTGGGCTTTCAAATGCAAGCGGAGGCAACTCATAATGTCTAAAAAATGGCCCGGTGGCATTATTACCCCGACCCCTGCAACTCCAGCAGGGCCAGCGCAAAATGGCGCGGCCCCCGGCATCTGGACGCTGAGTCAGCAGGCGTATTGGCAAAAGCAGGGATTGTGGCCTACACAAGGCGTCACTTTGACAAGGGGCTTGTTTGGTGGCGGCAATTCCACAACAAACACAATCCAGTACATCAACATTGCTTCTACTGGCAACACCACATTTTTTGGTCAACTGACTGTTGCAATTTGGGGTCTTGGCGCGGTTGCCTCTTCTACAAGAGGTGTGTTTGGTGGTGGCTTCATTACCAGCGTAATGAGTTATGTGACTATTGCTTCTACGGGCAATGCTACAAGTTTTGGAAGCCTGTCTAGCACTAGATATTTTCCCGCTGGCGCTGGAAATGAAACTCGCGGTCTGTACATGGGCGGTAGCAATAGTTCAAGAGTTGATTACATCACCATTGCCACCACAGGTAATGGAACATCTTTTGGCACACTAAGCACCGCCAATTTGGATTATGGCGCTGGGTTTTCAGATACCACAAGAGCGGTAATTGCTGGCGGCAATGACGGGAGCGTTGCAGTAACTAACATCCAATACTTCACAATTGCATCAACTGGAAATGCAACATCTTTTGGCTCCTTGGGTACGGCTGTTGGTTTTACGGCTGGCTGTGCATCGTCTACCCGTGGATTGATTGGTGGCGGAGAGAGTGGAGCAAATCAAAGTTTGATTCAATATGTAACGACAGCAACTACAGGAAACTCAACGACATTTGGAAACCTAACGCAAGCCCGCCCATACTTGGCTTCTTTGTCAAGCACTGTTACTGGTGTCTGGGGTGGCGGTGAGGTCGGCCCCGGCGTCAACACAATTGACTATGTCACCATAGCAACTACTGGCAACGCCACTTTGTTTGGGTATTTGTCAACAGGTCTTGACCGATTGGCTGGTTGTTCAAACTGTCATGGTGGACTTTGACTTTTGCTTCGTGTTAAAGTTGAACTTCCACAAACACAGGAGTAACCTTTGAACGATCTGACCATCCAAAACATCTCGACCTCGTTGACAACTGTCAAGCCTGAGTACGGGGTGATGCTGAACAACATTGACGCTAAGTTGCCTGCGGTGATGAAGACTGCAACCAACTTTTTTAAGGGTCATTCGCAGTTTATGAATGTCACTTTGGATGTGACTACGCTGACGCCTTTGCGTTCAATCTACCAGTCGCTGGCTGAGATTGAACAGACCAGAGCGGCTTTGCAGGAGAACCACTTCAAGTTGAAAAAGGCCGAGATTGAGTGCCGCCGCAAAGAGTCAAAGTTGGCCGAGACCACAGACCCATTTGACCGTGAGTTGTTGGAGTTGGAGATCATTGAGGCCAAGGCAAACGCTTCAAGCACACAGAATTACATGGAAGGCGCAGTTCGCAAACTGAACTTCTTCATCAACCAGTACGAAAACATCCTCAAGAAGATCGGCAAGACCGAGATCACTGAGGAAGACTACGAACTGGAAGAGAAGCGATACCATGTGATGACCTGCATGAAGCAGGGCTTGAACGCCGCCCGTTCCCGTGGTGGCGTGATTGACGAAGGCAACATGATCTACTTGTTTGACTTGGGTATCAATGCCGCCCAAGCGCAGGCGGAAGTGTTTGCTTACCTCACGATGGAAAACGAGATGATTGCGAACGGCCAAGCGCCTACGCATGAAATGACCGTGCAGTGGCTGGAAGCCTGCGCTGACAAATTCCAAGACTGCGCCGAGAAGTTTGCCGCAAACCGTGGCTTTGCTGTTCTTGACCGTCAGTCCTTGACCAACACTCCTCAGTTGGAGAGCAAATAATGCATTTGGTCATTGGTACTCCAATGTATGGCGGGATGTGCTGTAGCGAATACACGCAGTCCCTGCTTCAACTTCAAAGCGACATGGAGCGCAACGGCCACAAGATGACCTGCGTGTTCCTAGGCAACGAGTCTTTGATTCAGCGTGGCCGCAACACGATTGCGCACCACTTCCTGAAGACAGACGCAAGCCACCTGCTGTTTATTGATGCAGACCAAAAATTCCGCCCGCAAGACATCGTCAAGATGATCCAAGCCGACAAGCCTCTGATTGCTGGTTGCGTGCCTATGAAGGGCATCAACTGGCAACGAGTGCGTCAGGGCGCTGTGCTGAACCATAAGGAACTGCACAAACTGACTGGCATCTTCAACATCCATGAATTAGAAGGCCACAAGATGACCCACCCAGAGCAACCCTTCCAAGTGGAGTGGGCTGGCACTGGGTTCATGTTGATCCGCCGCGATGCGTTTGAAACCCTCATTCCTCATGTGCGCCAATACACAAATGGCGGTCAGTCAATCGAGCCGGGGGAACCCGTCTATGACTTCTTCCAAGTTGGCATGAGTGGCGATAAACTCCTGTCCGAAGACTTTTTCTTTTGTCACAACTACCGCGAACACGGCGGAGAGGTTTGGGCCGCACCTTGGTGTGAACTCGGCCACTTCGGCTCGTATTTGTTCAGCGGCCAATACTCTCAAGGAGCATGAAATGGCGCGTAATGTAATGAAGTATCGGCTTACTGCCGAAGGAACCGTTCCAGAGTTTCTGTATCTTGGTCAAGACGGTGTCGGTGGTGTTTATGGTGTGAACGACCCTAACACGCCTTGGCCTCGCAACTTGGTGCAGATTGGCATCACAAACGACAACGCAACTGGTGACTTTGAAGCCTTCCCAAACAAGGCTTCTTTGTTGACTTATTTGACTGAAGTGGGCGCGAATTGGACACAACAAAATCCAGCCACTCCAAACGACATCACAAACCGTGTGCCGTTTGATCCAAACGCCGCAACCGATTGGGTTTGGAATCGATTTACTGCACTGGGGGGTGTTTGACATGACGCTGACTTTACCAATTGAAGTTGCAAATCAAGTCCTTGGTTACCTTGGTACGCGCCCCTACCAAGAGGTGTACCAACTGATCCAAGCCATCCAAGAAGCCGCAAAGCCTCAAGAGGCAGAGCCGAAAGACGAATAAGATGGCGGATGTTCACGAACTTGCCTCGGATACAGACAAGCGTCTAAGCGTTCACGAAGCCATCTGCGCCCAGCGTTATGAGGGTATTCAGGGTCGCTTTGACGATGGCTCAAAGCGCATGACCAAGATTGAGTACCTCTTGTATGGGGTGATTGTCTGCGTGCTGTTTGGCCCCGGTGTGGCTGGCGAACTTATTAAAAAGGTTCTGGGACTGTAATGGTAGACCTTACTAAAGCCATCGGAGCCGTTGCCGCGACTGTTGCCGCGCTAGGTGGCAGTTACACGCTTGCCGATAAGTTTGGTTGGTTTGATAGAGCAATTATTGAATGGTCTCCAGAGAATTTTAAAATTGTGGCAGATGCTGGAAAGCCCATCACTGTCACGGTTGCAAGAATAAAGAAACGGGACGACTGTTCTGTTGAGAGTTTTACCCCAAGCATTCGTGATGCGGCAGGCATGGTGCATGAGGCGACCACCACCGCAAGCAAGTTCAGTGGCCCAGCAGGCCCAGAGATTGACACATTCACCTACGAACTTACGATGGTGAGGAAAGAGAAGATTGCCAGCGGCAAGGCAACCTTGCTGGCGACCATCAAATACAAATGTCCTGAAGGGGAGCGTGTTGTGCAATACCCTCGTCATAAAAATCTGAGTTTTGAATTAAAAGGGTGACCATGATTCCAATCGTTGCATCACTGCTTGGTACATTGGCTCAGAATGGTCTGGGCCTTTTGTCTTCTGCGATCCAAGCAAAGGGCAAAGAAGTTGTCGAGAAGACTCTTGGCATTAAGATTTCCGACGACCCAACGCCAGTCGAGGTAGAGAAACTTCGACAACTTCAATACGACCACGAAGAGCGACTGCTTGAGTTGGGCATCGAGAAGGCTCGTATTGAGCAGGAGGAGTTGGCGGCACTGCTTAAAGCGCAGGCAAACCAAGAAGACAATGTGTCCAAGCGTTGGCAGGCTGATATGGCCTCCGACTCGTGGCTGTCAAAGAACATCCGCCCCGGCACCCTGATCTACATTTTGACCGCCTACTTGCTGTTTGCTGGCCTAAGTGCCGCAGGTATCGAGGTCAACGAGGCTTATGTGGCCTTGCTCGGCCAGTGGGGTATGTTGGTTATGACCGCCTACTTTGGTGGCCGCACCGTCGAGAAGGTCATGGAAATGCGCAAAAAGGACAAAGAATGAGCCTGAGTGACGAACAAGCCGCATTCCTGCTGGATGCCTGCAAACTAATCGTATACGCTACTGGCCTTGGTTTTAAGGTCACAGGTGGGGAGTTGGCCCGCACACCTGAACAGCAAGCCCTCCATGTGAAGGCTGGCCGCTCTAAGACCATGAACTCCATCCACCTCAAGAGGTGCGCTATCGACTTGAACTTTTTCAAGGATGGGCAGATAATCTGGAACAAGGAAACCCTTGCTCCGCTGGGCGCGTATTGGGAGAATATGCACCCCAAAAACCGCTGGGGAGGCAACTTCAAATCGCTGGTAGATTGCCCGCATTTTGAGCGCAATGTCGGATAAGGAGAACAAATGACGACCGCATCGGTAATGACTTACGACTCCTTAGTCGAAAATATCCAGTCTTATTTGGAGCGATCTGACGCCGCTACCCTTGAGAAAATCCCTCTTTTCATCATGTTGGCCGAGCAGATTATTGCCAGCCAGATCAAGTTTCTAGGCAACTTGACAGTCAACACCAGCACAATGACGGCCACTCAAGCGGTCATTGACAAGCCTGCCCGTTGGCACAAAACAGTTTCAATGAATGTAGTGGTGGCTGGAAGCCGCACCCCTGTCCTGCTTCGCAAGTATGAGTATCTGCGTGAGTATTGGCCTGATGCCACAGAGACAGGCGTCCCTGTTTATTACGGCGACTACGACTACACACACTGGCTGGTGGTTCCTACACCAGCCGCCGATTACACCTTTGAGGTGTTGTATTACGAGCGCATCCAACCGCTCGACTCTTCAAACCAAACGAACTGGTTCACCATTTACGCCCCGCAGGCGTTGCTGTATGGTTCTCTTTTGCAGTCTATGCCGTTTCTTAAGAACGACGAGCGTATGCCAATGTGGCAGGCAAACTATGACCAGATCATGCAGACACTGAAGCAAGAAGATGTTCAGCGTATTGGTGACCGTCAAGCCGCAGTATTGGATACCTGATCATGTCATATAACAGCCCCTTCACAGGTAATGTCATCCAGCCAACGGATGTCTCCTATCGCCGAATTATTCTGACGGCTGACTTGCAGTTGGAATGGCCCATCAACGGCACAGCAACTGACGATGCCGCCGCTCGAATCATGGAGGTGTCTACTGCCTCCACGGCCAACGAGTTGTGGATGCCTCCAGCCAATCAGACCTCGGTTGGTAACGACGCGTTAATCCGAAATGTGGGCGCTGTTGCTCTAACGGTTAAAGACTACACAGGCGCAAACACCATCGTGACGGTTGCCGCTGGTCAGGCGCAGTACATCTACATCACGACCAATGCGACCACGGCAGGTACTTGGGGCATCATTGCTTACGGCATTGGTTCTTCTGGCGCTGATGCGGCCACCCTTGCTGGGTACGGCTTGTTGGCAATTGGTCAGACGCTTAACCAAAGCCAGCCAGTCACAACCTTCTCTTCAAGTTACACAGCACTGACAACAGACCGCTCCAGTACCTATGTGTGGACTGGCGGCGCTGGCACATTGACTTTGACTCTTGCGTCTACGCTTGGCGATAACTGGTTTATGTTTGTTCGCAACAGTGGCACTGGCGCTTTGACGGTGGCTGGCAGTGGCGGAAACACCATTAACGGCTCTGCCTCAATCATTCTTCAACCGACTGACTCTGCAATCATTGTGTGTAGTGGAACCACCTTCTACACGGTGGGTCTTGGGAAATCGACGCAGTTCAACTTTACTCAGTTAACCAAGGCGGTTACCACTGGAACCTACACGCTGACTTCCTCTGAAGCGTCTAATGTGATCCAGAAATACACAGGTGCTTTGACGGGTAATGTGACAGTCATTGTCCCGCCTACGGTGCAGGTGTATTACATAGTCAACGCAACAACTGGCCCATATACGCTGACCATTTCAACTGGTTCAGGTGCCACGGCTGTTTTAACCGCAGGAAGTCAAGCCACCTTGGTTTGCGACTCTGTGAATTTATTCAATGCCAATACTGTGTTGGCAGGTTCCTCAAGCATTAGTTTGAACAGTGGAGCGGTAGGTTCTCCATCTTTGAATTTTTCAGCCGAGACTACGACGGGTGTTTACCGCGCCGCCTCTGGCGAATTCAATATTGCGATCCTTGGCGTGTTGAGATCAACTCTTTCAGCCTCTGGTCTTGCGATTGTGGGGACTGGTAACTTTACTGGCGGCATTGCTGGCGGGACTTACTGATGACCAAGAAAGTTTTTGCTATCGATACGCAACCCGGCGTCCAGCGCGACGGCACGATATTCGACATGAACTTTTACACTGATGGCCGTTGGGTTCGTTTCCAGCGTGGCCGTCCCCGCAAGATTGGCGGATTCCGAGCCATTACAGAAGAGGCGCATGGATACTCTCGCGGAATCTATGTCAACTCTGTAGACGGCAACAACCAAGTCTTCAATGGTTACAACATTGGCCTTGAGGTCATCAACATTGACAACACTGGTATTGGTGCTGGCGTTAACCCGCTCACTTTTACTGGCTTGGTTCTGACGCTCAACACCTTGGTGGGCGGCACGCTTTACACCAACGGCACCTACACAAATGTGACCCTGACTGGCGGCTCTGGCTCTGGCGCAAAAGCCACCATTGTTGTGTCTGGTGGCTCGGTGACCACGGTGACCCTGACAACGGCTGGCAACGGTTACGCTGTTGGCAATACCTTGAGCGCCACAGCGGCAAGCATTGGCGGCACTGGTAGTGGGTTTTCAATCAATGTGGCGACCATCAATGATGGGTTTACAGAAAGCGATCTAAACCTTTGGCAATTTGACTCTTCGTTTGATTCACAAGGTTCGGGCAACCAGTTGCTGTTGGCGCACCCCGGCCTCAACTTGGCGCAAATCGACCAAACGGTCAACACCCCTGTTTTGGCTGGCAACATTGCTGGTACGACCATGTCTCCTCTGACTGACACTTCTGGAGCAACGCCAACAGGTGATGTCATTGAAGTTGCTGGTGGCGTCGTGGTGTTGCACCCTTATGTGTTTGTGTATGGCGACAACGGCCTAATTAAAAACTGCGTTGCTGGCAATCCATTTGACTGGAACGGCCCAGACTCCAACGAGGTCAATGTGGCCTCCACAAAGATCGTCAAGGGGTTGCCAGTGCGCGGCGGCTCAAACGCTCCTTCTGGCCTCTTCTGGGCGCTTGATTCGCTGATTCGTGTGTCCTATACACCGACGACCATTACGGTCGCTGGAACACCTCAAACTTTCTACTGGCGGTATGACATCATTTCCAGCCAGTCGTCGATCCTTTCATCTCAGTGCGTCATTGAGTACGACGGCATCTATTACTGGATTGGCGTTGACCGCTTCCTGCTGTACAACGGTGTGGTCAAGGAACTCAAGAACAACTTTAACCAGAACTACTTCTTTGACAACCTGAACTATGCGCAAAGCCAAAAGGTGTATGCGCAGAAGGTTCCTCGCTTTGGTGAGATTTGGTGGTTTTTCCCTTCTGGTAATTCAGAAGAGTGCAACGACTGCATCATCTACAACACCCGCGAAGACTGCTGGTATGACGCAGGCACGGCCATTGGCGCACGCCGATCTGCTGGCTACTTCTCTCAGGTGTTCCGCTTTCCAATCAATGCTGGCAATGTGCTGACAACACAAGAGTTGGTTTTTACATCAACAATCACCACGAACACAACGACCAGCATTGAGGTGCCAATCACCAACCAGATCGCTATTGGTCAACTGGTAACGGCGGCTGGAATCCCTGCCGACACCCTGATCACAGCAATTGCGCCAAGTGCAACGGTGGACTACTTTACTGTGACGCTTTCCAAAGCGGCCACAGCGTCTGCAACCGTGACGGCTGACTTCAGCACAACGGCTGGCCGCATTACTTTGTGGCAACACGAGATTGGCACTGACGAGGTTGTTGGCGAAAATGCCAACGCCATTGAGAGTTACTTTACAACCTCAGACCTTGGCTGGGTGCAGGGTGGCCCTTCGCAGGCGTCCCCTGTTGGTGACAACTTCTGGTTGCACCTAGAACGAATGGAGCCTGACTTTATCCAGTCTGGCGAGATGACCTTCCAAGTGACTGGCCGTCCTTTTGCGCAAGCGGAGGACACCACCTCGCCACCGTATGCGTTTAGCCCAGACACCCGCAAGATTGACCTGCGGGAACAGCGTCGTGAGTTGCGTTTGACCTTCAAGAGCAATGTGGCTGGAGGCGACTACCAGTTAGGTAAAGTTTTGCTCCATGCTAATGTTGGCGATGTGAGGCCATAAAATGGCACTGGCTGTTGTCTACGATCCTCGGTTTCACACCTTTGAGTCGTGGGCGGCGCTGATGTGCGAGGCGTATGCGGGTCAGCAGTTGTCGATCCCGTCGCCTCAAACAGATTGGAAGCAGTGGGCGGCTGGGTTGAAGGCAATCGATGTGTTCACTAATGAGGGCATCCCCGGCCCCTACATTTACAACAATTGGCAGGATTGGGCGGCGGCTTTGGTTGGCGCTGTCAACCAGCCCACAGAAGGCCCAGACCAATGACAGAGTTCATCGAGATTTTCAACTATGTGGCAAAGGTCGCACGACCAGCGCACGCTAAAGCCACCATCGCAGAATCAATGGAAGACGCCTTCCAAGACATTGGATTGGACAGTCTGGATGGTTTGGTCATGTTGATGTACTTCGATGACCTCTACGGGATTGATGACGCAGTCAGCAAGGAGTGGACACCCACCTCTGTGCAGGAGTTGCACGACCTTGTGATGGCAAACAAAACCAAAGAGCCTGCCTCAATGGAAGAAGTGGCCGAGGTGTGCAAATGATCTACCTCACGCACTACCGCACAGCCTCCACGACCAATGTCGAGTTGTTTGACGACATCATCTACCCCCAGAAGGTCAATTGGTTTCCTGAGACTTACAACCGAGCCAAGTCTGGTTTGGTCTATGTTCCCCACAAGTTGGCCGAGAAGGTTCTTGACCCTGAGTTGCTGACCTACCTGCGCGAGAACCCTATTGGGAAGACTGCCTTCATTCTGGCCGCAGGCAATGCGCACTTTGCTGGCATCGGCCAGCGCCCCTACGACTCGCGCCTGACCTACACCTACAAGTTCCTGCCGTTCACCCTGACACAGGTCTACGCTGGCCGTATAGCCCAGTCCTGCGGTGACATGGATATGGTGACCACCGACTCGTCAGCCTGCGCCTCTAGCCTCAAGGTGATGATGGATGTGGTCAACCTGATCGATTTCTATGACTATGACCGTGTGATTGTGTTAACCGTCGAGGACGGTGTCTCCAACGCCGTGCTGGAGTTCTTTGGCGACTCCAAGGCTGTACTGACCCAAAAGCAAGAGGAAACAGGCATAAAGCCATCCGCTTTTGACTCGGTTAACAGTGGGTTCAGGGTTGGACAGGGAGCCGCTTTTGCGGTGTTTGAGTCTGAGGGCGCGGTTGCCCGCCAGAGGGTTACACCCCACGCCGCCCTGATTGGTGCCTACAGCGCGTCAGAACGCTCTACAAACGCGATTGGGCAGTGTGAGGATGGTGAGGGCTTCATCAGGGCCATAGAGGGTGTATTGCACTATTCCCAAACAAGGCCAGATCAGATTAAAATTGTCAAGACCCACGGAACTGGAACAGCGTCCAACAACAAGGCTGAAAAGAATGCCTTGAACCAAACGCTCCAAGGGTTCATTGCAACTTCGTATAAGCAAAAAATTGGTCATACGATGGGAAGCAGTGGACTGCTTGAAACTTTATTGTTATTGGGCGACATCAAGTCAGGATTTGTGCCAGCGATTGAGAACCGAACTGAAAACGATTCGGTATTCCTTTCGGAATCGACAAGTCCCCCTGATGGTTTAATAATGAGTCTGGCGGCTGGGATGGGCAACATCTATTCCGCCGCAATATTTAAGGGGCTGTGATGTTGGTCGATAGCAAAAAGAAGGAACTAAGTGCTGAGTCAATCTTGATGATTGCCGCACAGCAGACGAAGTCCAAATATTCTGCGGAGCAGGTCTATGCATCTCTCGTGAAAGAGATGAACATGGAAGGCACGAGTGTTTATCGCCAAGGCAACACAGTGTTTTTGATGCATCACGCAAAGGGCCGTATCGGCGTCTTTCGCGCCCTGAATGCCGACACTGCCAGAAATTATCTGGACAACTCTTACATATTCATTCAAGACGCATATAAGATGGGTTTTGATATTTTGGTCAGCGACTTTGAAGACCCAACGATTATGAATATTTTCAAGGGCATTTCAAGAAACCCTCCGCAAGAAGGCATGGGCTACCGCGCTGAAAGAACAAAAACTGGCTTCCGCGTGACGGTCAAACTAGGGCCAGCACGGCCTGATCGGGAGTAATTATGTCAGCAGTTGTTGAATTTGTAAGCGATGTTGTTGGTGATGTCTTTGAGGCAGTCGGCGATGTTGTCGAAAGCGTTGTTGATGCCGTCGGTGATGTTGTTGAGTTTGTTGGCGACACGGTTCAAGCAGTCCTTGACGATCCTTTGCCAGTGCTTTTGCAAATTGCTGGCGCGGCTGTTGGCATTCCGCCTTTTGTTACCTCTGGAATTGTTACTGCGGCTCGTGGCGGCGACCTCATGGATGTCGTTTTGTCTGCTGGAACTTCATATCTTGCGCCTTCAGTTGTTGGCCCAGTTGCAGGTTCAGTTTCGTCAACGCTGATTGAGTCAGGAGTTGACGCGGCCATCTCTAATGTTGTTGGCACCTCTATTGGTCAAGGTCTTGTTGCTGGAACTGTTGCGGAAATCAAAGGCGGCGACTTCGTTGATGGCTTCACTGGCGGTCTTGTTGGTGGAGTGGTTAATGCAGGCGTTACGACACTCACCAACATTGTTTCTGATTCTGTAATCAGCACAGCAACAGACGCAATAAATGCTGTGGGCACCACAGCCAACGCCGACTTTGTGGCTGGGTTTGACTCTGGGTCAACGACAACCAGCGTGGACACAACGATTGGTGACACATTCACTACCACCGTTTCCAATTTTGATACTGTTGATACATCTGGGGCGGGTAGCACATCGCTGGTAACGGGCGCTGTAGATTTAAACACCGACGGTGCTGGCGTATCGTCGGACATTGTTTCTCAAGTTACCGTTTCCAAT